TTATTTTTTTAACCTTTTGATAGCCTCTCGGATTGCATCCGCTTTTGATATTTGTTTTTCATCACAATATTCATTTAATATCTTATTAGCTTCACTATCTAATCTAACTGTAATTCTTGTTTCCTTTGGATTATCCGTAGGTCTACCAATTTTTGCAGTACTCATTTCATCACCTCACTTATGTCTGCCTTAACTACATTATATATTTTGTCTGACATAAGTCAAATAAACAATTTTTAAACTTTCATAATAAAAATAAAAACAGCCTATCAACCTAGATGTTATTCTAAGCTGATAGGCCTTTATTATGCTATTAAGTTATAAACAAGCACTTTACAACTGACAACTAATTGTTGATAGTTGCGTGTATCCACCATTACACGCTATGGAGATAATTGGATCACCTCTCTATCGATGAATCACTACTCCGATTACTGCTCCCGCCCCCACCATCTGAGATAGGTTGCGTTGCATCCGCAAGCGTTTAATGGTTTTCTTGTCGTTCTCTATTTGCCCTTTCAATTCGGTCAAAGAGTTCTGCATTTCGTTTAAGGTAACTTCTTGCTTCATTGATTGAAGCTTGGCTTGCATCAATTCGTTTTCCAATTTGTTGATTGTATTGTGTGCTTCGGTCAACTCGGTCTTTTGCTTCATGACTAAGCTCTGAGCTTCGCTCAATGGAATACTGGATGCTTCGATTGAGCTCAAGGCTTTCTCGTTGTTTTTCTTGAGCTCGTTCCACTGTGTTAAGGGGATCGTGATTGTTGCTTCCGCTTGGCTGATAGAAGATATATCCGATGCAAAGGCAGATGAGGACCCCAATACCACCGATAATAATATAGCGGTAAGTAGGGTTATCAAATAATACTTTGATTTTGTCATACATTATACCCCTCCTGCGTAGTCAGTAATTCCCCTAGCAATAGCACGTACGATAGTATCTAAATCATTAGTTAGCATAGCATGGTCTTCTTCGTTATCAATGAAGGCCATTTCAACTAATACAGCAGTTGCATCTGTACCATTTAGCACCCAAAGGTCATCACGTTTTTTAACACCACGATCAACTGTATTAATGCTTCGGATAATTTGTGATTGGATATCATTGGCCAAACGTTGCCCATTAAAGGACTTATACAAAGTCTCAGTGCCTCTAGCTTGCGTGTTAAACGCATTACAATGAAGTGATACAAAGATATCTGCGCCCCAAGCATCAGATTCAGAACATACGAGGCCTAAATCATCATCTTGAAGAGTACGAACTTCACACCCTGCTGTTTCAAGATATCGTGCCAACATCTTGCCTGCATCACGGGCCACATCACATTCACGTGTACCATACACAGGATTGACTGCGCCACTATCTAAATTAATATCGTGGCCTGGATTAATAAATACTTTCATCGTTTATCCTCCTCTTCTAATTTATCAGGAATACCATTATTATTTTTGTCTAACCAAAGTCCTAAGAAACCTACAACAGCCATTAATACGCTAGGGATGAATATATGATCTATGATATTAAGCCCTACATTAATCAGCTTGTTCGCCTCGTCAGATACGTACCCGCTAACAAATGACATAACATACTGAGCTATTACCAATAAAATAGGCACTAGCATAATAAATACTAGCGCCCTTGTTGCGAATATACCAGTAGGGTGGATATTAGCCACCCTTACAGATTGATATGATTTTTTAACGATATTGATGATTGGTGGTATGTTCATGTAATTCCCCCTTAATATCATCAACACGTGCTTCAATGCTATCCACACGTGATGTTAATTTCACATGCTCGGTATATGCCTTTGTGCGTTGCTCACGAGATAACTTAATTTCTTCTTTTAGGTCTTTTAACGTTTCAATTAAGCTACCCATTTTCTCTTGAATCATTAAATTATCTTGCAGTCTTTGCAAATCTAATTTTTCGAGCAACGGAATAACCAACACCTTATATCCAAGTCCGGCAACCACCGCAACTATGGAGAGTGTTGTTAAAATGTCATTCAACTCGAACTGCCAAGTCCACATCCTAACCTCCTTCTTATAATGTTGCCTCTATTAATTTCGTATACATCAATTTCATTCGTGCGTTATAGAATTTGATTGTTGTATTTTCTGTTGTAGAAGGTAATGGGACGGTTACATTTCCTGACCCCATATATTGAATTTCACCGTCATTAATTCGGAATGGCAACGTTGCTCCATATGTAATATTTATTTTACCTTCATTCACTGTGATATACGGTTCTGCAATACTCTCATCACCAACTAAGTAAACAGTATTACTATTTCTTTGTGCTTCAAAGTATTCAAGAAGAATGCCTTCAAGACTGTCACTCTTCACAAGTACATTATTGTCTAATAATAAATCTTTAAGTTTAGCGACGGTTTCAAGATTGACATTATCACCTTGCGGACCTTTACGGCCACGCTCACCAGTCTCCCCTTTTTCTCCTCGTTCACCTTTCAAGGCAGCTAACTGCTCTTCGGTAAAATCAGTGTACTTAAACGGCTCGCCCTTAGGGCCTTGTTCTCCGTTTTCCCCAGTATCACCTTTAGGGCCTTTGAGTGCATTAAGCTGTTCTGGTGTAAAATCAGAATATTTAAAAGGTTCACCTTTAGGGCCTTGAATACCTTGTTCGCCTTTATCGCCTTTTTCTCCCTTTAATTCTAGTTTTTGTGCCTCGGTTAAATCCTCAAAACGTAAAGGCTCGCCTTTCGGTCCTTGTACTCCATCTTCACCTTTAGGACCAGGGTCGCCTTTTGGCCCTTGCAATTTAATAATTTGAGTATTGTCTTTAACATTAACTTTATCTTCTGTACCCATATAAATATTAATAGTATTTTCACTCATTTTATTTACCTCTGTTACTAACACCTTCAAGAATAGTTAATTGCCCTTTAATAAGACATTTAATAGGTCGGCTACCTGCCCAAATAAATAAGTCCCACGCATACCTACCAGCATGTAGTTCGTTTGTATCCAAAGAAAGGATAATTCTACAACTTTCATCAGCCGTTAAATTATCCTTCGATACTTCAATATTGAATTTAGCTCTATACTGCTCGTCTTGGGCAAACTTTCTTACGCACGAGAACAAATCCTCGGCCTCTACTGTGCCGTTATATCCGATAGTCAGCGTAATAAACTCACCCTTAATGGCAGATAGATTATGCTTGACTGGCGTCATCATCTTCACCCGCTTCTAGTTCCATTAGATCATTATGGATGCATCCTTCAGATGGGCAAGTACCCTCTGTATTTAGAGTAGCCCAGCAGTACTCACAAAAGTGCATAACTGGAACTTCACTTTTAATCTCTTCCATTATTTCACCGCCTTAATCTTAGACACCATTTCGGCTTGTAAAGTTTTATACTGTGTTTGCAAGTCAGTAATGTCTGCATTAGCCAATCGTCTACGCAATACAGCTTTATCAAGTGCATCAAAGCGTTTATCATAGTAGTCTTTGATTTGTGCTACTTGTTCTGCTTTAGTAGGTGCTTTAGCTTGTGGTTCTACAAATTGACCATCAACATATACCTTTCCGCTCATAAAAGCATCTAGTATATTATCGCCGTCTTCGGAGTAAATATAATTAGCAGCATCCGGCCATTCCTGTTTAGCAGTTGCTAGTAATTCATCTTTGCTAATCATATTATCAACAAAAGATGTAATGCGTTCACCTTGTTCATTTAATACAAATACATATTGATTCATTTCTTTATACCCCCATAGCAATTACGCGATACTTGCCAATATATCTACTGTCAGTATTGTCAATCGTCATATAGTTTGGTGCATTCGACCACGTAGCAATTCCACTAAGATTAACAACCGACTGGTCGCCATTAGCTATTGCGATATAGTTTGTTGTCTTAAATGAAATCGGAAAATTAAATGTCGCTCCACCGGCACCAGGGTCTGACTGTGTAATTCCCCATTGAACAATGAAGCCGTTTGCAAATTTCACATATCCATTAACACTATCCAGTTTCGATGCTACGATAGCACCTTGACCTAACAATCCTTTAAGTGTGCCTAAGTTAAGCACTTTATTAATATCGCTATCGTTGTAGTTAGAAGTAATAAAGTTAATAACTTCTTGTGAGTTATCGCCTTTTGTTACTTGCAAGCCTTGATTATGTTTAGCGATTGATTTTGCATATTGGTTAGAGGTAATATCTAGTTTTTTATTAAATGCGTCTTGATGTGCATTTGTAGCTTTATTGTGGTCTTCTAAATCACGGATCGTTGCATAGCCATTATCCTGTATAAGTGCTTCTACCTTTTCAGCATTGCCGATTACTGTTGTAATAGTAAAAGTGTAACTATCCATCGGTGTAGTCTTGTCAGGTATGTAATCTACGTAGCTCCCGCCGTTCGTATACGAGAAAAGTATTTCTTGTCCAGACTCCCCTACTTTGGCCATTAATCCTATCTCTCGAGCATAGAACCCGGTTTCTAGAGTTGCATTTGATAAAGAAGCCCGAACTGTAAATTGACCGTCGCCAGATTTCGAGCTTTTAGTAATTTCTAGCTCTAATCGTTTATCCGTCAAACTTGTTGCTCTGGCAATTGACGCAGGAGGGTCGCCTGCACCGATTACGATTTTAGTAAAAATTAAAGCTTGCTTACTCGCATTAGCCTCTGCTGTTGCGTTAGTACCTGCCATTGTTGTAATGACAGCTGGATATTTTGCCATTTGTACCTCCTATACATGAATAATTTGGTAGGCAGTAGCAATACCGCCTATGTATACATTTTGAATTTGCGGTTCTATGTTTATCTTTAATGCAGGGTCTACTATTGCGTTTCCCGCTGAAGTAGCTAGTCCGCCTATGTAAATCCCTTTTGAATCGATATCATGCACATACTCAATACCATCTAACCAAGACCGCTTATTCTTAACGAACTCTAAAATACGCAGCACGCGCTCTCGAATATTAGGAGTCATCATATACCCGGTCATTTCTAATTTAAAATGATAAGGTTGCCCTCCCTCGTAATTCCAGTTTTCAACGACTTCGCACTCAGAATATAATTCGCCAATTGCTTCCTCCACCAATCCGACAGTCCCTTTTCTACGATGCCACGCAATAGAACTAAGGATTAACCTGATTTTTTGCGCTCTACTTACTGCCTCGTCGTAGAAATCAACATGTAAGTGCCACGCTAGTTCATCTAAGATAGGTGTACTCAACTCGTTAAGATGAGATAGTATAGTCAACCTATCTACAAAAGGCATCAAGGTCATAAGTCGCAAAGTAGTTGCTTCAGCAAGAGCTTGTACATTGGCATCATTAGCAATTGAACTTGGCAAAGTATCCTTTAAATTAAATTCATGGAGGTTATTCATGCTCTACACCCCCGTAGGTGATCGTCTTGCCTGTGCATTGTGCTAGTTCAACTTGATACCCGTCTTCATTTCGTCCATCTTTAACAACGGTAAAAATAGGAGAAGTTACAGTAACACGTTTAGCCCCGGCTTCCATAATGCGACGAATTAACTCGGATGGTATAATATCTCGTCCTACTTTTCCAGATTGCCATTTTATGTAATCTGTAACAGCTTCATCAACACGGGCTTTAATAGTATCCGCGTAATATGCGTTATCAGAATCAATATAGTACTGGAGATTTATACTGTAATTTTTAGCAATGGGAGCTTTTACTGATACGTTATCAGTAAGTGGGCGCACTTTCTTATCTGTAAGTGCAGTTTCCACTAATGTAAGGATTTCTGCCTTTGCTATTTCACCAGATACAAGACCTGGATATACAACTACATCCCCTGGTTTAGGTGATACCACTTTCACTGAGCTAATAAGGGCCGATGCCTTTTTGGTAAAAAACTCATACGCCCCCTCTGCACCTGCACAAGAAAAGCTTTCAGGAGCTTCTCTAATACGTTCCCGGAATGCATCATCTGATTCAGTGTCAGCACCACCTTCAGAGATTGTAATATTGGTTACACTTGCGATATACGGAATCGGATCCACAAGAGTGGTAATCGACCCTATCGGGTAGCCATTCCCTTTAACTGAAGCTTCTGTGCATACCGCTTTTACCAGTATCGAGGTTTCATTAGCTGACAAGTAATAAGGTTCAGTTAGTGCAAAAAATGCACCATCTCCCGAAGTAAAGCGTGTACCCTTCGGAATAGCTATCCCCTCGGGCCTTGCCATTGAAGCAGTTAATTTCATAGTAGTAACCGCTCCGGTCGCCTGTAGACGTTCCACACCGAGCGCAATGCCTATATGATCAAGGTTAGCCCCTCTTGCATATGCTAATAGATTCTGCTTGCCTGTATCATTGATGCGGTTTAGTAGTAAAATCACAATATTAGTAATCGCTAATAAGAATAAGCGGATAGGGTCCGCCGGTGCTAGCTTTCGCCCAGTAATAGTTGTGTAGAGGGCGAATATTTCCTTTTCAACGGCTTCTTTATCCGCCGTGACAAAGTTGATTTCAGGTAAATTCATTATTATCGCCTCCACGGTGGTAAATTAATAGTCGCCCTTATGTCTACATCAGGGCATTTCAAAATAAGATTAGCGGGCAGTATTACGTAATGAGCGTATTCTTGATTGGCTTCTAATAATACGTTCATATACGCTTCACTACCATACACTTTAAAGGCTATACCGTCCCACATATCGCCTTGGATAGTTCTATACTGCTTCATAGCCACCTATCCTTTCTAGCCATTCATCTTTGATTGCAATCGATACCTTAGGCGTCAATCGCCCTTCTTCTGCCTCGGTAGCGGTCGTTTCCTCGAAGTCAACTGAAACAACCCTACATCGTGGCTCATATTCAGTAATGGCACGAATCACCTCCGCAGATATTTTGGCCATTGCTACCGGTAGCGGTAAGTCGATAACAGTACCATCAATACCAAATCGTCTGTCAAGAGGTACAGAAAATTGCGTTGTAGAAATGACAGTTCGTACATTTTGAATGATTTCAGTAAGAATATCCTTGGGGGCAAAGTCGATACCATCAAGACGAGCGCTTACGTCAATTTGCATTCGTATCGCCTCCTTGTTTAGGTGTGATTACAACTTTAGGAATATCTGGAGCCTCTTTTAGCGTTACGTTAATTGATGCGGATAACACATTACCTCGGTTATCAATTGTATTCATCGCGGCACTTATACTCGTAATCAATAATTTATGTTCACTAAAAGGCTTGCCGTTAATAATCAACTGCTCAGCTTGACCTTCTCGGCACATCTTGGCCACTTCCTCAATTTCTTTCAAAGGATCAACGCCCAACAACTTATTAAAGTTCATCGTAAAGGTGATATCATCTGCATCGGGCCCTAAGAATTCAAGTATTGGCTTTTGCCCTATGACTTCGTGAGACGCTGTTCGTGCGTTGATATTTCGAGCTAACGCATCGAACGTACGCACCGTATGTGAGGACGCTACAAATACTATTTTTCCGAAACTACCTAATTGGCGTTGCGGTAAGTATCCGCCCAGACCAAACTTATCGGCTAGATTAGATAGGCGAGAGTAAGCCACATCGCCTAACTGCGTATTTTGTAAATTCTT